TCACGCCTTCAGAGCCTTCAAACACATAGCGCGTTCAGACATGCGCCGGTTGGTGAGCCCCCGGATCACCCGGCCACCTGCGCGGTTCCAGCGGGGCAGCTCATTGCAGGCCCCGGTGAGATCGCCCGCATTGGCTTTGCGCAGCAATGTGGAGCGGCAGGCGGCAGCGGGGCCGACATTATAGGTCCAGGAGACCAGAGCAACCTTCATGCCGGTGGGCACATCAGCGGTGAGGCATCGATCCAGCGCTGCCTCATAGGCGATGATCTCGCGGGCCAGCATCGCGTCACATTCCGCTTTGCTGTAACTGTCACCGGGGCGCACGCCCTTGGTTTCGCCATAACAGACGGTCCAGACGCCGATGATATCGCGGTAAGCTTCCGTCCTGAGGCCTTCCCATTGGCCGATAAAGCTGATCGCGGAGGCAAGGGCCACACTGCCCCCGGCTAGCACGCCAATGGTGCGTTTGCGCACGGCACCGCTTTCGTCGCGCCGGAAGGCCGCCCAGAGGCCGGAGGTTGGTTGCACCAAGATGCGCGCCGGGATGGCGATCAGGTTCACCAGGGCGGCGATCCCGGCAAAGACCAGGGGATCGAGGCCCAGAAGATCCGGGCTGACCAGCGAGACAAAGACCGGCAGCACCGAGATCACAGCAGCGAGGATCAACAGCCGCACCGACCAGGCGCTGGTGAGGGTGGTTTTCCAATTGGGGGTGAGTTTCATGGGGATCTCCATGGCAAAAGGGCCCGCAGGCGGGCTTTGGGTGTTTCAGAATGTTGGGGGGATCAGCGGATCGGCAGGCGCTCCATGCGCTCGAGCCGGTTGTCGATCTTGTTCAGGGTGGAGAGGATCAGCGACAGGCGCTCATCCTGACGGGCAAGCGCGGTCTCATTGGCCCGCACCCGCGAGGTGAGCGCCGCTTGGCGGGCCTCGGAGGTAGTGAGATCCACCCGCAGCCCGTTGATGGTCTGCGAGAGGGCTGCGGTTTCCCCGCGTAAGGTGGCCACTTGAATGCCCACCCACAGCCCTGCGCCCACAAGACCGCAGGCCATGGTCCAAGCGAGGGATTTGTTCAGGGTGATCCCACGGTCACTGTTTTCAATCATTGCCATGTGCTGCTCTCAAATTGGCGTTGAAGGGAAAAGGTGCGGCGGTGAGCACAGAGCGATCATGCGGGCCAATAGCTATCCTCCGCAAAGTCTGCAGGTATCCCGTTGGGATCATCCTTCAGCAGCCAGGACGCGCGCGAGACAGCCGAGATCAACGCGGCCCCCTTCATCCAAAGCTCATGCATCTGGGCGGGTGTGAGCGCGTGAACCACATTTGCGCCATCGCGGTATTGCATCAAGTCGGTATTGCCGGCCTCAATCATCCCCTGGGCGATTGTGCCGAGCGCCAGGAGGTTCTGCCGGTCTGCTGCGTCCCCTTCGACCACAATGGTTGCATTGTACCCCGTCACGGTGAAGGGCTGCATATGCAGCCGCCGGTCGCGCTCTGCATTCACATCTGCCCCTGTCGGGGTTTTCGGCCTGATCGAGATAATGCTCATGTGACGGGCTCCTCTTCTGGGGGTACGGGATCTTCCTCAACCGCGTCTTCTTCAGGCGGCTCGGGCATGACAAAAGGGTTCTCAGAGCCGACGCCATAATCCGCGCCCACGCCATCGGTCAGATCCGCCTCATCGACGGCCCAGAGGTCGCGACCTGAGCGATCATCGGGAACATCAGCAGCATCCAGGATCTTGAAGGGCCTGCCGTGTGGGACGTCCTTGGCCGCGATCTCCTCAACCGTGAGACCAGACCCCAGCCACGGGATGAGAATGCAAATTCCGCCTTCATCATTCTGGTAGACAATACGTTTTTCAGTCATGGATCGGCCCCTTATCCTACCACGATGACGCTAATGTATGAGACGTCAGTGGCGTTTCCCACGGTGTCGGTTACGAGGATCCTGTTGCTTGAGGCACTTCGGGCATCCTGATCCACGAAAAAAAGTCTCGCGGAGGACGCCCCCATACCACCCGAGGCAAAAATAGAGTAATCTGCAGTTGGAATGGGTGTGGCGAAGTTCACGGTGTAGTTTCCCTGAGAGTTATCAGTGATCGACGTGACATTGTGAGCATCTCTGATCGTCGGAGTGCCGGTGCCATCAAAGTTGACCCGAGCTCTCACCGCCTGATTTGCTGCAATGCATTCAGCGGTGCGCAGCGGCGTCATGATCTGGTCACCGTTGATCCCGGCTTCCGCCTCCGCTTTGGTGGCCAGCCAGTTGCCTACAGCACGATTGGCACCGATCGCGTCATTGGACAGCAGCTCGCCATGAACAAGGGCACCGTTTGATCTGGTTTCAAGCTTAGTGACACCGTCATAGTGCAATCTGGCTGGCCCATTCTCAGTGCAGCGAATGACCCACTTGTCATTTCCGTCATCATATATGCCGAAGTTTTCATCATCGTCCCGAGCCATGAGGACGGCTTTCCCAGCGGCAGAGAACCCAGACCAGCCACCCTTGGTACCCTTGCTCTGAATGGACCCATAAGTGCCTGTAACCTCGCCGACACCGAGGCCATTTGCTCCAAACGAAAGATCGCCGGTCAGCGTTCCCCCTGTTTTGCGCAGGTAAAGGGTTGGATCAAACCCCACGATCTCGGCCGCCTCTTGTCGGCTGGCATTGGCAGCAGCGGCATAGGCTTGCGCCAGATCTCTGGCGGCTTCCGCACGCACGGCAGCAAGACTTTCGGTAAAGATCGCTGGAAGCCCCGCGACCTTTTGCCAATCGCCTGCAACCCGTTCGTAAACCCCAGCCTCTTCGGCATCGCTGATGACCAGGGCAAACTTGCCCTCCGCCACCGCCGGTCTTGCCTGCAACACCGCAAGGGTCTCATTGAACGACGTCAGACTGCCGCTCCCCGCGAGACTTTCCGTTGCCCGCATCCAGGCCAAGAAGTCATCCCGTTCCGGAGCATGCGCTGATCGAGGAGGGTTCCCGTAGAGAACCCCCTCAGGTGTAAGTGCCACCATGATTGTCACCTATGCTGTAAATGTTTCCGAGGCCGACCAATCAGAGACACCAAGCCCATTGGACCGGTTTCTGATTTGCACCTCATAGTCTTCGCCAGACACCAGATCTGACACATTGAGCGTTGTTTGCTCACTCCCCACTGCGCTCTGCGTCCAGAAGGGAAATACTGAGAGCCGTCGATAACGGATATCCTGAAGGTAAGCCGGGCTTTGCGCGTCCCACTCAAACGTGGCCGCGCCATTGCCTGCGGTCGCGACGTGGAAGCCTGACGGGACCGGCACGCCGGTTTGCCCTTCAACCGCCTCATATGTCGGGCGTGCAGGCTCCTCTGCTGCCGTAAATGCAAAGTCATCCGGCTGCACTGTGTTGGCAGAGAGCGAGAACAGCCCGAGGCTTTCGCGCGCCATCTCCCCAACCTCAAGATAGAGATCCAGCCCCAGTTCAGGATGCACAAAGCGCACAAACCGATGCGCACGCCCCCCGGATCGACCCCCGAGGATCTCATATCCCTTCATGCCGATGGTGCCCCTCAATTGGTATTGGGCGTGTTTTGAGCGGGCCAAGCGCTTATTGAGCCGGGCGGCCTGGAAGTGATTGGTGACCATAAAGATCTGCGGCTGATCCGTGACAGGCTTGGCCGCAATGCGCGCCACCCAGGCCCCGCTGGGGGTTTCCCGCCACCCATTCTCCGGCTCGGTATAAAGCGCTGCGACCTCATCAGGCGCATCGGCTCCATATTGACCCTCGGTGATCTCAAACGACAGAAAGTCGTCAGGCCCCAACGTCAGCTCAGGCTCCAGCCAGCGCCCCACGGTGAAGCCAACTTTGCCATCCGTACGATCATAGACAAAAGCATCACAGGCTGTGGCCAGTTGTGCGCGGTGGGTCTCATAATCCTGCTCATCAGACAGCGTGCCATTCAGCTCCCATCTTTTGCGGGGAATGCCAGCCGCATCCGGCTCAACGAGATCACAGGCGTCTGCCTCATCCGCGATCTCATCCCAATCGACCTCCCGCCCCATGACATTGACGCACCAATCCGCAAACACCAGGGCCGCATTGGCTGAGAACTTGTACTGGCCGTCACGCGGATCATAGAGATCCTTCTTCCCATCCAGCACCGGCGAGTACTGCCACTGACGCCCCCCAGGAAACACCTGCGTGTAAGACTCGTTTGGCGGTCGCGCCGCCCAGATCACAGCCCCGGCCAGCCCCTCGAAGTCAAACTCTGAGGTGATTTCTGCAAAGGCGGCATCGAGACCGGGATGCACCGCTTGCCCAGGATCTCCGGTAAAGACATCAACGCGCCCATAGCCTGCAACTGGGCTTTCCGAGACATTGCTGGCGTTGGTGTCTGCCGCATCGGTAAGGCTGACAATCCGCTCATCCAAACGATGCTGAACCACGCCTTTGATCGGATGCGCGGCGAGTATGGGAACATACCAGCGTTTGTCATTTGCAAACCCGGTAAATCCAACTGGGCCGCCCTTTCTCGTGCGGCCATAGACCCATTCCGCATAAGACACCGGCTGCGCAAAGTTCACCATGCGCTCGATCGGGGAGGCATTCGCCGCTGCAGGCGATGGGGCCAGTTTGGCGGCCAGGGCCGAAAGACCAATGGCGACCACAGTGCGCACCACAAACCCACCCACCAAAGTGCCCGCAAATGCAGCCCCTGAGGCATAGGCCGCCGTGGCTGCCAGCGCCGTGCTGGCCCCAACCCCAAGTGCGCCGCCCACAAAGGCCACAACAGGGGCCGCCTCCGCCGGTCGCGGCGAGAGCATGGTGGATCCCAGCAAGGCGGCGAACAACACACTACGCGTCATAGCCAACACCCCAGATGGCCAGGACCTCAAGAACACCCGCAGGCTTAATGGTGGTTGTGCCGCTCGGACCCTTGCAGCCCCAGGCCGTGCCCAACCAGATGCCACCGCAGGGCGCATGCCGCCCCTCACCATCGCGCAACATCAGCACAGCCACATCCCCCGGTGAGGGCAGGCTCACGCGCGGCAAACCTCCAATGGTGTCCAGGCAGGCTTCCACCGCGTCCACAGGATGGCGCAGAAAGCCGGTTTCACGCTGACAAGATCCGCGGCTGTCATAAACCCCACGAATAGAGGCCGCGGGATCTTTCCCTGTGACCCGCAGCACCCAATCCGCCAGGCAGATCATGCAGTCCGTCTCGCCCCAGATGAATGGCTTGGCCATCCAGGCATGCAGCTCTTGATACAGTGGCGTCATCCGAACAGTTTTTCCTCTTCAAAATCCGTGGTGGGCATATGTTTGAGCGAGGGGTTGTCATGCCCGATCAGCTTGGCGTGCCCTTCGGTGTTGAGAACGATGCGCCGGGCGGCGCGCCGGTTTTCCGTCCAGGCCTCAAACCCCAGCGTGATGGATCGATCCTGCGCGCCGCTCACCCCAAAGGTCAGCGAGCGCATGGTGCGCTGCATCCACTGAACCGGGGCGACCTTGGGCGCATAGAACTCCTCAATCGAGGCGCAGGGCTGCACATAAAAGGTGATCTTGCGGCCCGCGATATAGGCAAAACCCAGTGCTTTGACCTGCGCGATCAGATCGTCTGCATCGGGATCCTGGAAGAACGACAGGGTGACAGAGCCTTCCGGCGCTTGTCCGTCCAGCGCGCTCCCCAGGCTCGAGACCGAGGCGAGCTGCGTGCCGAACCACTGATCCCCGTTGACGTCAACAAAGACCCCATCCGTGCCAATGATAAAGCGAGCGGGCCCGTCTGGCGTCTCAATGGCGCAGAGATCCAGGCCACCTTTGAGCGTACCACCGGGATCAAAGCCCTCGGGAAAGAAGCTCATCGGTTCAATACCTCTCGAAAGCTCAACCTGGGGCGGGACACCATCGCCAAACCATAACTGCTGCGCCCCATTCCCTCCTCGACGGCCTCAAAAAGCCCCTGTCCTTGCAGGCGGATCGGATCTCCCTTGGCAATCGCGACCCGCAGCGGCATCTGGATCTCCAGAGCAAATACACCACCGGCCCGCTCTTCAACGGATGTCACCACAAAGGGCCACATCTGGTGGCTCATGATTTGCCCCGGTCTGGGCCTGTGTTCGGCACCAGAGATCACGATGCGCGTCGCCCCCGCCGGGGCATCGCTGTCGGCAAAGCACAGCGGGTCATGTGCAAAGCCAGCCCCGCTTGCGAACAGGCCACCATCTGCAAAGCCGAGCGGTTGTTGAGAGCGATCTCCGTCAAACCCCACCGGGTCGATCATGGTGAGCTTGTAGATCCCAAGTCGCCCCTGCGCTTGCGCGCGCACTGTGCGCCACATGGCCATCGCATCCGCATCCAAAAACAGACTGGGGGATCCGATCCAGCGCGGGAATTTGTTGAAGACAACGGCGGAGTTGCCGCCGGTGGTGTCGCCATTGGATTGGCCGCGCCAATCAATATCCCAATCCACCTCCACGAACCGCAACAGATCGTGAGGCACCGTCACAATGGGGCGTTTCATCAACCCTTCCTATTCAAGTGATTTTGCAAGTTTCCGGAGGTCTTGCGATCTTGCATTTGCATCGCCGCAGAGGAGGTCTGCACGGCAATGGCCCCGGCGATCTGCTCAACGGCAGCGCGCCAGTTTCCATCCTGATCGACAAAGACACGAATATCCGCAACGCCACCGCCAGAAAGCGCGCCTCTTGTGGCTTGTGCAGTTGAGACGCGCGCGCCGCGCGGCAAGTTCACCAGCTCCGGACCCCGCTCGCCCACAAGTGCAATTCCACCTGGTGCCGACAGCGTGCCATTGGCAAAGCCGGGAATATTCTCAAAGACATTGCCAAACAGAGAACTGAACGCCTTGTTGGCAAAAGCCGTCGCCAGACTGGAGGCCACCTCGCTCAGCGCCTCTTTGAAGCTCTTGGCCCCCGTCACCAAACCTGCAAACGCCGACTGACCGGCGGATTTGACCGACTGCAACTCTTGCGCCAGCCCCTCCACCGCTTCAGAGGCGCGTCCTGCCCCCTTGCCACCCTCGCTGCCAAGTGTCGCCAGAGACTCTGTCACCCGATCTGTCGCAATCGCGCCGCTCTCGGATTCCTCGCGCGATTTGCGCATGGCCTCGCGCAGTGCTTCCATACTCGACAGCGGGCGTTGTGCGGCTTGCGCCAAGACATCCGCCCGCGCCCGGGCGGCATCCGCAGAGGCCAAATAGCCATCTGCCGCCGAGGTGGTCTCATAAGATGCCGCGCGGGCTTTCACCGACGCCCCGTGCAAATCCTCCACAACCCATTTGAAGCCGGGAATCCCATTCATCGCACCCGCAAGATTGCGCAGGAAGATCGACCAGCGGGTCTGCAAGGTTGCAATCATTTCGTAAAAACCACTGCTGACATGATCCCAGGTGGCACTCAGCGAGGCCCCCATCGAGGAGGCTCCAAGACCCATGCGCTCCCAGACCTCGCCTGCAACGGCTTTCATCAGCCGAAGCGCTTCACCAAACCCGCCCAAACGGCTGATCAGACGCGACAGCTGATAGACCAGCTCGCCCGCACCAACGATCAAGGCACCGATCCCGGTGCGGATGAGCGCGCCCCGTAAAAACACCAGTGCCCCCGATAGGGTCGCCGTGGCCAGTTTCGCCGCCACCAGGGCCGCCACATAGCGTGTGCCAAACCCAGCCACCGCCACGGCGAGATAGCTGCCCATCCGCTGCAAATTACCTGTGAGCCCATCGATCACGGCCCGCAGCGTGCCCCCTTCGCGCAGACTGTCCGTCATGGCCTTTGCCAGGCGACCAAGGGCGGGCACCAAGGCTTGCGCCAACCGCTGGCTGGCATATTGGCTGACCAGCGCGAGGCGAGCGATGCGATCATTGGCCAGCTCAATCTCAGCCGCATCAACACCACGCACCGCCAGGCCGTAGTCTTCAATATCGGAGCGCGCTTGCCGGATAGCGTCACCGCCGCTCAACATCAAAAGCACCATTTCCCGATTGCGCACGCCAAGATCGCGCAGCACTGCAGAGGCCTCACCCGTGCTCAGCCCCAATGCCTTTATCCGATCCGCAATGCGCGCCAGCTTTTGATCCGCATCCGTATCCGCAAGATCCTGCACAGTGAGACCCAAAGCATCCAACGCCCGCTGGGCATTGCCAGATGTGCCGATTGCGGCAATCTCCCGATCGATGGTCTGAATGTCATTTGTCAGGCTCGACAGGCTGACACCCGCTTCCCCTGCCGCCAGTTCCAGCGCCCGAAACGCCCCAATGGACGCGCCCAGACGTCGCGCCGATTTGGCGGCCTTGTCGAGATCCCGCGCCCCCGCAAGGGCTGCTGCGGTGATTGCGCCCCCCGCCGCCGAGGCCGCAGCCGCGACAGCGAGGAACTGTTTCTTCATGCCCGCGAGAGGCGATTGAACCCGTTTGCTGCCCCGCTCGAATTTGGCGCTATCAAGCCCCAGGTTCACCCGCAGGGCGCCAATCACTGATTTTGTCATGTCACCTCATCAGCGCCCCAGGCGCGCGCAAGCGCCAGGACCATTGCCTTTTGCACCTCAGGCGGCTGCGGTTTGGCCGCAGCACCTTCCACGAATTGCGTAAACTCTGGGATCTGATCCGCCCGCATCAGGGCCGCGACATGCCACGCCAACCAAGATCGATCCCGCTGCTCACGCTGCAGCCGGTCTCGCGCCCCCTGCATCTGCGCGAAGTACAGACGAGGCGTCAGAGACCAAAAAGCCGCCGGATCAAACCCAGCGGCAACATAGGCCCGCAACAAAGCGAGATAATCTAGGCCGCGCTTCCCGCGACCGCCGGGCCGTTTCCCGATGTATCGCCCTCATCCAGTTCCGGCGAGGCAGAGGCGATCACCCGCGAGACAGCATCAAGATCGGCGCTCAAGACACTGCCCGCATCCTTCAAGCTGGCATCCTCATGGTGATGCTGCAGGAAGGCATGCATGATGTGGCGCAGGATGACAAAATCCACATTGTCCTCTTCCACCCCCTCAAAGGCATCAAGCGCATCCATGCCCGTCGCCTCTTGGAACGCGATCATCGCATTGAAGTCACAGCGCAGTTTCCAGATCTTGCCATCGGCAGAGACCTCGGTTTCTCCCAAGAATGAGTTCGCCATCATGCCACCGCCAATAGAGGCTTGCCGGAGGGTTTTACCGTCAGCGTTGCCGTCATCTTGTCATTGTTCAGCTCACCTGCCTCGAGGCCAGTGATCACCGCGAGGAACGTCAATGTGGTTGAGCCATCCGGCCAGCCGATCTGGCACCATTGCTTGCCCGCATCAAAAGCCGCCACCAGCGTCTGATACACCGCTGGTGTGAAGTTCAGCACCATCTTGGCCTCGCCGGCCTTTTTGATGCCGGCAATGAACTCCTCAAACTGTTCGGGGCTCTTCAAATGCGTGGCATTGATGGCGTCACGCGACAGCCCCGGTGGCGTGATGCTGGTCACTTCCGCAAGCGCCGGGAAAGGCCCGGCTTGCGCTTCGGCCATTCCAAAGGTCGAGTTATAGCCGATATCGGCTTGGGTCTCAGACATGAGCTGTCCTCCAGTTTACAAAAAAATCCAAGGAGACGCGGCAGGGCCGGTCTGCCTCATTCGATCCGCGTTCCGATGTGTCGCGATCTTCCATGAGAAACACGCCTCGAAAGCCGTCTTGCCGGTAGCCATCCAGCGTCAGCTTCACGGCTTGCGCCAGGGTTCTGGCCTCGCTGTAGTGAAGGGCGTAGCAATCGACCTGCACCCGCCCTTGAAACAGGCCGTCAGTGCCCTGAAGCGTATGCCCCTGGGTGCCACCCACCTGGTGCAAGGCAATGGCCGGATAGTCATCACCTTGAGGGCGCGCACCCCAATCGACACGGTTGGCGCAGAGTGCGGCCACCGGGGCTGAGGCGCGCAAGATGGCGCGCAGTTCAAAATGCATTGCTACATCCTTTTGGCCGCACGACGCTCAGCGCGGGCGATGGCTTTGGACAGCTCCGCCCAGAGATCCTCGCCCAAGCGCTTCAGCATGGCCTGATGATCGCGGTCCCAAGCCGGACGCGCCCAAGGCTGAGGGGCTTGGTGGGTGTTGCCGAACTCCGTGTTATGCGCCTGTGGCAGCGGACCAGCCCCCACAAACATCTCAACAGCCGCCCGGTCATCACGGAACATCCTGCGATGCTGGGCACGCTGGTGTGGGGAGAGCTTGTCACTCACCGCGATACTTTCCACCAGATCACCGTCTCCCCGAGGAGCCGCCAGCCGCATCAGCTTGGCCATTGGCTCTGCCGAGGTCTTCAGCGCGCGGCGCAAGACACCTTTGCCTGCCGCCTTGCTCAGAGCGTCCAGCTCCTCTTCCAGCGCGCTGAAGCCCTCAACTTGCATCTCAAAAACCATCGCTAAACCTTCGCAACAGCCGTGATCTCGAGATATCTGCGCCCGTCACCGATGTCCTTCACGCCCAGGATCTCGTAGTCTTTCCCCCGGAACCTCAGCCGGTGTTGCGGCGTGACCTTTGATGCAATCCCCCAAGCCAGACATTGGAACCGCGACATCTGTGAAGCGGTCACCTGACCGTTGCGCCACTTCTCGCCATCGCTCACGGGGATATGTTTGCACCATATCACCCGACCGACGGGCTCAAAGGTTGTCGCGCGCCGATACCCATCATCCTCTTTATGCGGCGCGAGAAACTGGACCTTTGCGCTTCGCTCAGCAATGCGCATGGTCATCGCCACCAGCGTTTGTAAGAGGACACCAAGCGGCTGATTGAGGTCGGAACCTCCACCGGGGTCTCACCAAACACCACAACCTCCCGTGCTTCATAGAGATGCGCCGCAAAGAGCAGGATCGCATGACAGATGGGCTTGGGCACATCGGCAGCCGTGCCAAAGCCTGCAGTAAAGCGGACCTTGAGGGGCAGGGGACAGCGCCCCGGGCGGGGCCAGTTGCGCGCCTGAACATAGAAGCGCCCACCAAGCTCAAAGAGCTCCGGCGATGTGACAACTTCCCAAGTTCCCGCAGGCGTATAGACCTCGATCTGATCCACCGAGGCCACCGGGCCCAGCATCAGCTCCACCGATCCACCAGCTCCGGGCACATGGGGAAAGCTCTGCTGCCAGACCTGATGTACCAGGGCGAGGCCCAGCTCGCCATCGTCGCCGTCAAACTGCGCCACCGCCACATCCAGACAATGCTGCAGCTGGCCATCCTCTTCGCCCTCTTCCAGCCGCAGATGCGCGCGCAGTTGGGCGAGATCCACCGGCACCTCTGCCGGTGGGGTAAGACGCTCCATCGCCATGGCTCAGGCCGCTTTCATCTGCAGGACCTTGATGGCCTTGGTCTGCGCCGGGGCCCCATCGATGCGATGCACGCCCATGATGGCGAGATTGGGGAAGAACTTCTCGCGCGCCACACCCAGAAGCGGATTGCCCACTTTGCGCACGTAATATTCCGAGAAGTCACCGTAAGCGATGGGCTTGGTGCCCGCGCCGATCTGCGCCATCGCCTGGTTAAACGACACAGGCCGCCCATTGAGCGTGGCAGGCACACCCTTGGTGACATCGCCATCGGACCACAGATAGCGGCCATTGCCATCCTTGAGCTTGCGCAGCGCCTTCACCGACTGGTCATGCATTTGGTAACGCACCTTGGGCCCACCGCGATAGGCCGGGTCCACCGAGTGCTCGAGATCCAGAATCTCATCAAAGGTGAGCGCATCTGTAGCAGCCGCCAGATGGCCCACCGGCGCGCCAGTCACAAAGCCCAGAGGCTCATTGTTGCCGCTGCCGGTGGTGAGCCAGGCATTGCCCTTGCGCCCGATCCGCTCGCCAATCAGCTTGCCCAGAAGTGGCTCAAAGCCAAAGGCGGAGTCCTGCGCCAGCTCAAAGGACCATTTGATCCAGGGCGTCGCCAGCGCATAGGCCAGCAATGTAGTCTTGCCGAGTGCAATGTCGCCGCTGTCGTCGTCCTTGCCCTCATCGCCCTCCGTGTGGGGTGTGGCCTCCTGGGTGGTGTCATCCACCGTGGGCAGATCAAATGGCGCGCCATTGGCGAGGTTGATCTCCGTGGCGATCTGCCCATCCATCATCGGGCCATGGGCGGCAGCGGCCACATTGATAAAGCCCGCCAATGTGGTGGGCACCAAAAAGCCACCCTGCGCACCGGTGCCTGCGTTTTGCGCCCGGTCTTCGCGATAGCCCCGGCGCAGGGCCTCGCGTGCTTCACGGTCCAGCTCCGACAGATCGGCCCCGGTGGCCAGGTAAAGCCGGAAGGCCTCGCGGTATTCTTCGCTCACATCCGCGTCGGGCTGATGGCGGGTCTCCTCCTGACCCGGACGGCGGCTTTCGCGCTCTGCACGTTCTTCCTGCTCGCGGCGTTCCTCGGCCTCGCGCTGTGCTTTGGCCGCCCGCTCTTCGCGCTCGGCCTCTTTGATGAGACCGTCGTATTGATCCATCATCGCGTCGAACTTGTCATTGGCGGCGCGCGCCTCTTCCAGCGGTGTTTTATCGGTGATCCCATCGCGCAGGCTGGTGGCCTCGGTGAGAAGTTTCTGTGCGTTCTCGCGCAGTTCTTTGATCTTGCTCATGATATCCTCATTGGATGTGGGTGTGCGCGCTTGCCCAAGGCGCGGCATGGAAAAGGGCAGGACAAAGCGCCAATCAGCGCAGCCCCGACAGACGCCCGCGCATCTGCATCCGGCGGCGCACGCAGAGCGCGCTGCCGCCAAGAGCCGCCGCTTTGGAGCGAAGGCCAATCTCTGTGCCCTGATAGGCAGGGTCGGTCACAATCGAGACATCGAAGAGCCGCACCGAGCCGATGCTGCGCAGCGGATGCGCGCCGCTCTCATCCCAGGTCTCTTTCTCGGCAATGAAGGCAAAGCTCATCTTGGAGAGATCGCCGCGCCGCATCTTCGGTAGGATCCGCTGCACATCCGGATCCTGCCGGTCCAGCTCCGTCTCCACCCGCAAGCCGCGCTGATCCTGCGACAGCATCAGCGTGCCGGAGCTGGTGCGCGCCAGTGGCAGACCTTCATGGTCAATCAGAAAGGTCACATCATCGCGCCGGTCCAGCGCGGCGCTGAAGGCCCCGGCCTCCACCACCTCTTCCCAGCCCCATTTATCGAGCGGGCCGATGGCGGTGCGCTCGCCAAACACCGCCGCATAGCCCGTGACCGCCAGCGGTTTGTCTGTGTCTTCGCGCAGCTCAATGGGCGCGACGGCGCAATAGCGCACCTCGCGTGTGGGATCGCTCATCCAAGCCTCCGTTAGTTTGTGTTGGTGTCCGCGTCGCCGTCGCCCGTCTCAGGCGCGGCATCGTTATCTGGCTCTGGTGCAACCGCACCCTTGGCGAAGGCCTTGCCCGCCAGCTCAATCGGCACGGTTGCGCCCTGTACCAAAAGCACATCGCCCCCGGGCAGCGGCGCGCGGTTTTCCAGCGCGCGCCCCTCGTTTGGGGTCATCAAGCCGTTCTGGATCGCTTTGACAATCGCCTCGATGCGGGTCTTGAAGTCGCCCCGCATCATGCCGTCGAGGTTCAGTTTGACATAGCGTTTGGAACCGCGCCCGAAGATCTTCAGCGTCAGCTCCTGTTCGAACTTCTTCACCCAGCGCCGCAGCGTGTGTTTGACCAGGTGAAGATCCTGATGCTCGATATTGTTGTAATTGCCCTTGCTCAGCTCCTGCAGGAACACTGGTGGCAGCTGATAGATCCGCGCCACTTGGCCTACCGCAAAGACCTGCACCGGGGTGAGCTGCATCTTTTCCGGATCATCGCCGAGCCGCTTCAGCTCATGCCCCGCTGGCAGCGGCAGCACCGGCTTGCCCTCATCCGCCGCCCGCCGCGTCACCCGCATCAGATCCGCCGCCGAGCGCATCATTTCCTTGGCCGCCTGGAAAGGTCCTGTCAGCACATAGGGCGGCACGCCGTTTTTGCCAAAGACCGTCAGCGCATAGCGATTGGCATTGAGCCCCTGGCGGATGGCGCTGGCGCAGGTCATCACCGGGTTATGGCTGCTCACATGATCCGGTTTGAGCAAAAAGGCGATATCGATCACATCCCGGCCCGGGTAGGTCTTCACCCGCCCCGATGGCTCGCGGTAGTCATAAAAGAGCCGCCCCTGATCCTTGCGCACCGTGGTGCGGTGATACTCCATCGGAAACAGGTTGATCACACGCCCCTGCGCGTTGCGCTCGATGTAGGTATAGGCGCGCCCGGGGCCAAAGACCTCGGCAAAGAAGGTCTCGCGCCAGCTAAACGACGTGGTGCTGTCATTCACCGCCGCGCCCAGCACATCCACCACGCCGCCTTTGAGCTTCTTGTCGCCGCCCTCATCACTCGTGGTCTCAAAGACCTCGATGGGCAGACCGGCCATGGCCGCCGACAGGAAGTTGATCGCCGCCCAGACCCCGGGCAGCGACAGCGCCTCACGCATGCTCACCCCTTCGCCGACCTCGCCTGAGAGCACCTGCGCAATGGCGGCCTCGCCGCTGTCCACCACTTCGGCGCGCTGTTCTGGCAGGCCTGCGCCCTCAGTCGCCGCGCGTCTGCGCCACCCCATCAATCCCACAGCATATCCTCCAGAGAGTAGTCCTCATCGCCCCAGGGCGAGTGTTCCTTGCCCGCCCGCTCGCGGCACAGCGCAATCCCCGCCGACATCGCCAGCGAGACCATGCCGTCGATGCGGCCATGGGCCTTTTCCTTGTCAAACATCCGGTGCCCGGTGCGGTTCTCTGCGTAAGTGACCGAAGCCGCCATACTGTCCAAGAGCGGGTTCTGCGCCACGGTCTGGCGGCCGTCATAGATGGCGTTCTCCAGCTTGTTGATGGAATCCGGCATCCAGAGATAGATCTCCACCTCTTGCCCCGGATTGGTGGGATCCGGCACCTTCTCCAGCACTCGCTTCTGAAAGCCCTGCGGATGCACCTCGGTGGGCAGCACCAGGCCTTTTTCCGTCAGACTGTCTTTGAGCCGCTCCAAGCCATATTGGTCGCAGGCGATCACCTCCGGCTGATAGCGGGAGGTGAGATCTGCCAGCGCGTCAGCCAGCCACGGGTATTTAAGCCGATCCCCCGGCACCGCCTCGATGAACCCCTGCCGCACCCAAAGGTCATAGGGCGCCTGATCGCGCGCCGCGCGCTCCATCAGCGTGCCCTCCGGTGTCCAGAACCAGGTCTTTGAGACCAGACGCTCGGCATCCTTGGTGGCATCCAACACCCATGTCAGCGTCAGCGCCGAGAAGTCGCGCACCTGGCTCAGATCCAGCCCGCCAAAGCAAGGATAGCCCTGCGCGGTCAGCTCTTCGGGATCCACATCACCGTGGCAGGCCACCCAAGCCTCGCGCCGGATCGCCGCCGTCACCGATTGCGTCCACTGGCAAAAATGCAGCCGCGCAATGCCGTTGCGCTTGCCCGGCATCATCTTGGCCTGGTTCACCACTTTGGTGAGATATTCCTCATCAATGGTGACGCCCAACAGCGGGTTCACCTTTACCCAGCAGCTCGGGTCATTCTCCCAATCGTCGCCCTCATCCAGCGAGCAGATAAAGGCAAATGTGCTGTCATCCTCGACCGCGCCGGTGACGACATTGACGCCATGCTGGTGCTCTTCCCAGCAGATCGATTTTTTGTCGGTTCCGGAGTTTGTGGCCATGCACAGGAGCGGCTGTTTGCGGAACTTAAAGCCCCGCTCCAGCATATCGATCACATCCCGGTTCGGATGCTCATGCACCTCATCGGTGAGCGCACAATGCGGGCGCGGGCCGGATTGCGCCTTTTCCGCCGAGAGCGGTTTGAACTTGCGCTTGTCGCCGCTGCGCCCCCGGTAGGTCATCTGCCAGACTGGGTTCTCGCCTTGCTGCTGCACCGTCCGCTTCAGCACCGGCGATTGATCCACCATCGCCACCGCATCCTGGAACAGGATCCCCGCCTGGTCTTTCTTGGCTGCCGCCGCATAGATCTCGGCCCGGGGCTCGCCATCGGCCACCATCATGTAAAGCCCAATGCCGCCCAGCATCGGCGATTTGCCGTTGCCCTTGCCTTCCTCATCGTAAAACCGCGTGAACCGCCGGAGCCACGCCCCGTGCTGGGCGCTGTATTTTTGCCAGCCAAAGAGCGAGCCGATCCGGAACGCCTGGCTTGGGTGCAGCTCAAAAGGCCGCCCCTCGAACTGCCCGCCATTGAGCCGCAGCACCTGTGGAAAGAAGCGGATCGCCCGCAGCGCCGCCGCCAGATCCCATTTGAGCCCGCGTTTGGGCCCCTCCACAAGATCGCGCAGATGCCGATCCGCTGCCGCCCGCACATATGGCCCGGCCACCACCTCACCCGCCTCAACCGCTTGCGCCCAGGCTGTCACCGGATCCTCACTGGCCGAGACCCGCGCGGAAGATGCGCTCACGTCAGATAGCTCTCGGGCCCATTGGGATCGGCAAAGCTAAACCCCATCTGCCCCGCACCCGACAGCCCCCGCTCCGCCGCCGGCGTCATGCCAAAGTCATTGGCCAGCCCACGGATCTGGCGGAAGGTCTCATTGAGCTGCGCCACCTCGGGCCGCGCCTTGATCTGCACCCCGTTGCGCGTCTCGCTCTCATAGGTCTCGCCGGTCTCTTCCAGTTCCAGCTCCAGACGTTCAAACCGCAGCACCGCTTTGCAGAGCTGTTTGAACATCATCACATTGCTGGGCTTCAGCCGATCCACGGTCGGATGACACAGCGGCAGCGCCAGCCGGTCAAAGGTCCAGCGCAGCTCGCCGGTCAGCCCCTCGGGCCGGATCTCCTCCAGGCGCAGCCGCGCCCGCTCTTCCAGATTGTGAAGCGGTGCGCCCTCTTCTGCGAGGGCCACAACTTTTTCCTCTGCCGGTCTGCGCCCTCGCATATCCCGATCAACTCCTTGTTCATGTGGCTTTTTCTATTCAATTTCCACTTTGCGCAGACAAAGGCTCCCCCTCCGGTTGCCAGTGCTTCCGGAATTCCTTCGAACCCTCCCCCCGGGGCATTCGCTCCGCTGCGTCAGCGGTTGGCGGGGTGCTGTGGATCTACCGGCCAGCCATCCGCGCCGCGCTCTTCAGAGAATCCGCGCGCCTCCAGCCGTTGTTTGTTCTGATCATGATCATCCGGGCACAGCGTCTGCAGATTATCCGGATCCAGAAACAGCGCCGGATCACCTCGGTGCGGGATCACATGATCCACCACCAGGCGGCAGCGCTTTGGGTTCACCTGTCGCGTGCCCGACGCCGTCAGGGTGCCATCGTTCAAGATCCCCCGACGCAGACACGCCCGACACAGCGGTTCCCGCGCCAGATGCTCAGGCCGCAGCCGACGCCGCCACGCCGACAGGTTGTACAAATGGTGATACTCGCTCCGTGCCGTCATACCATACCCCCGGAACGCAAAAGCGCCCGACGATTTCCCGTGGGCGCAATCAGTGATGATGCATATTTACTGGCATGCCGGTGACAGCAGCGTCAAGAGGCGATGTGGGGGAGCAAAGGGTGTACGGTCTGAGTGAATAGAGAGCGCAGATAGACGATCAATCCCTCCAAAGCCGATAGTGTTTTGCCAGCGTTACAGTTCTAGGTAAAATATACGCCACAGCTGCCGCTTCGTCTGACCAAGCGCGATACGAGTGCTTACTGCCGCGCTCGCTAAAGTAGCTGTACCAGACGCCATCGACGCACTCGATCCCGTCAATGTCACCTCCGCCAAGCCCGCCATGAGTATAAACGGAGCCGTCTTCGACACCGTGAATGCTCAGGTACTCTTTCATCTCATCAAGTGTCTTTATCGTCTTCATGGATGCACCTGTCGCATGAAGCCATAATGGCTGTCACACCATTCAAACTTTTCTGTAGTGAATTAATTGCTTGTTGAAAAAAGGAGACCACTAACCCCTTAATCAGCAGTCAAAATTGGGCACACAGTCCCTTGCCTAAAATGTCGTAAAATCCAAGGAAAGCTCAAAAGTTTCCTTCGGCACATTGAAGGCACGTCACCTTGTTTCTACGCCACATCTCCACCACCGAGTTGCGATCATCAACCACAAAAGAAATTTCTTTTCCCTCCGATCGCAACAAATTCAATATCTCTTGTTTGATTTCCACATCTGGCCGAAAGTCGTTCTCTGGGCGCAGAAGGAGCCGCTCAAAGGGAATTTCATTCCATGTGAGCCAGGTCTCAGTGAGCTTACGGTGCTCTTCTCCTCGGCCAGACACCAAAATCAGTTGATACTTTCCGCTATCCCAAAGTGCCTTGTATAGCTCAACAACTGGGAAATTCGGTGTATCAGCCCCCATTGAAGCATTGAAAGACTTCCAGTCAGGCCTTTGTCCCGCAAGCAAAGGTCTGCGATGTTCAATGTTGGCCAATGTACCATCAATATCAAACAGTGCTGTCTTCATTTGTTAGAAAAAATCCTACGAAACTTCCAACAAGTACTGGTTCAGTATTTCACCAGCCTCATTGATCTTTTTCCGCATTCGAGTCGCCTCGTTCTGATCAAAAATGTAATCACTCTTCCCCGAATGTATTAAAGTAATTTTTGTATCTGTTTCCTCTGAGCGTTTCCAGTGCGCCAACCAGTTCCGTTTGATTATGGTATCCGGCAAACTTTTCAGCTTCTCATGTTTGGCCGTTTCGAGATCACCTTCCAAGAGTTCAATCAACTTTATTGCGCGTTTATGGGAGTCTAAGATCATTGTATTGTGAAGGCTTGCGATAAAATCATCGTCGCCCTTTTTGATGGCTTTGGTTTTCGCTTTGAATTGACTCGCAGCCTGTGAACTTATTGAAGATCTAAATCCCTCAGCAAAGGCTTTTCTATTGCACTTTGCGTCGTTGTACTTATGTTCTATAATTTTAAAACACATGTCGTCAATTTGAGATAACGAGCTTACGATCATACCCCTCATGATTTTAGGATGAAGGCTCTTGTGGAGAAGATGATTTATTAGCTCTTTTGCTTCATCAATTGTTTGGTTGCGTTTTGTTGTATACACTCCTTGAAGGTTCTTCTCGTAGACTTCCTCCTCAAGGCCATCACTACCTGAGTAAAAGAGTATATCTGAATAAGGAACCTCCTCGCGAATCCTCTTAATAACATCGCCGCCAACCGGCTTATCCACTTTGTTAGTTTGCTCAATACGCCAATCAACAAGCATTAGGTCATATTGAGATGTTGCTTCAAAGTGTTGATCCCATGAAGTATTTTCCGGATCAGAAATGCGGGTCACATCAAGAAAAAAACCTAGATCATCGAGGTATTTTTTTAGAATTCGGCGTGAGGCTGTGAACCACCTGTCGTCATCCTCCACCCACAGAACAGAAAACTTAATTAGCAATTTTTCTTATCTCCAAAGTCAGTCCAGACCAACCATCTATCGGCTGGTCGGCAACACATATTTCCAATTTCATTGACTTTAGCGTGTTCGCCACATGATATAACCCGCGCCCGGACCCCTCGGTCCGAGTTGTAAAACCTTTTTGAAAAATAACGGTTGGGTCAGAAATGGAAGCGTCGATGCCTGTTCCATTGTCTACAACACTAAACACACCTCGTTCAGTACATGGAGGCAAAAATCCTATACGCTTTGCGCCATGCCTTTTAGCATTAGAAATCAAGTTGTCGACCAGGATCATGACGTCGAGAGGAGAGAACTGTGCTTGAAAGGTCTCCGCTCCACCTAAGGAGTTATCAACGTTCATTCGTCGCAGCTCCGAAGGGCTCTTCTTAAGCTCCTCCAAATATTCCGAAACGAATTGTATTACGTTGCCGCTCACTGATTTAAGCGCAACTTTATATTTACCCCCCGTGGCATAGTTGGAAAATTTTGAAATCTTCTCAACATTCTCCTCAATAGAGGCTAGAATATCAAGCGCCTCATCCCTATTAAATTCATCTTCATCTAGGATGATATGTTTAAGGTTTTGGAGCTCGGTGGCGGCAATGGAGCTATATAGCGAAGTCTGATGGTGCAAATTTAGGACATGATCTTGGTCTTTTGTCGCGTCCATACGTAGAAACATGTTCTCGTCAGCAGTCGCTTGCAAACGAGCTTCCACTTTTTCGCGTTCTGTTTTTTCATCCTGATATTGTTTGGTTGCTGCGTCGCGCGCTACGGTGGCAGCCGCTTCACGCACCCTCGCATCTTCCTCTTGTTTTTTTGCTCGTTCGGCTCGTTCCCGCTCAAGCTTCGCTTGTCTTTCGGCCTCCTCCGCACGTAAGCGTTGTTGGTGAGCTTCAAGACGAGCTTTCTTCTCAGCCTTAATTGCTTCCATGTTGCGAAGAGCAATCTTTTTAAAATTCCCCTTATCGGCAGCGGTTAGTTCATCAAAGGTCTTGTCCGTAGTGTTTTGAATAAACGACAACACATACTCGTTGTATGCATCCTCAGCTTCCTGAGCCAAACGTGATATTAGTTGTGAGTTTATTTTAAATGACTTGATGTCAAAATTAGACGTTCGGAGCGTCTTGTCGATAGCTCTCTTTACAGCGCTCTCATCAATCGTTCTGATGCCGAAATTACTTGGGTCACCCTTGACGTCTTTATCGTGAATGTTTGTGCGGTCTGGGTTTGACAGGTCCATCAACCCACTCCAGTTCACACCCTCCACAATAAATCTCTCCAACTGCCTTACGATGTGGGTAACATACCCATAGTCAGTTTCTCCGCTGCGCAGGCGTACTTTATTGTCTGGCTCGGATGCTGTGAGCTCATGATAGGCTTCATCGTGCACCAGACCTTCACGGCTTGTGACTGGCTTAAAAAGGTCGTCAGCGTCTGTGACTGAGACTTGCCCAATAACGTCCCGCGAGCCAAGATATCGCGAAGTACCCTGAGTTTTTCGTTGATCCAAGCCCAACCAATCGTTTTTCGGGTTGCCGTAAGGCGAGACCCGAAACCCATTCAGGAACATAAAAACCGAACCATAGTCATTCGCCGAATATCCCGTTCTTTTTTTGAAAAACAATTTCGAACTAAAATTCATATAATGAATGTTGATCTTGATATTTTTGAGTAAGTTATAAGGGTTTTCTACCTCATAGCTGTAAACAGTCTCACCGTGATAGAGAAGCTCTGTCGTCAGTAGTTTTCCCGACGGGTCAATTCTTGATACGATATTGTAGGTGCGTAAGGCGAGCTCATCAAAAACAGTGTTTTTGATTACTTCTTCAGGTGTGTTGAAAACCTTCAGTGCTACTTCAAAATTTGCATCGGGGTCAGAGATAAATTTTTCAAGTTCAGATCTTAGTTTATACAGTTTTTTTTGCCCCCAATGGGAGCGAAGCTCTGAAATTTTTAAAACAGTACCGCTGGGAAAACTATCTTCATCAATTTCTTTCAGAAATTCATCCTCGGTCTGGACTTCATAGTTTAGTTTGACTGTCGAAATCTCGGCGTCAATTGAGCCCGTTTCGAATAAGGCCCAATCAATTGGGAGTTTAATATAGGTGCCGTTTTTAGATTTTGTATAGAGCGTTAGTTTTTTTCCGAGTCGGTCACATGAAAAGCGACCAACCCCTTTGCTTCCGGCGAACGGAGTATCGCGCTCAGTATTGGCCACTTTTTTTTCAGAATAGGCAATATTAAGCCATTTGTCGCGAATGTCACTTATGCTCATTCCGTGACCAAAATCTTTTAGAATGAGTTCAGAGGGAGTAGATGAAGTTTTTTCTTTGAAATGAATTTTGACGCAAGGCGACGCGGCATCTTTGGAGTTTTTTATTAACTCAATTATTGCAATATTGTCATCAAGAATTAGGCCTCTGCCAATGATATCCTTAATGCCAGCATTGGCCCGAAAAGAAAGTACGTTACTAGTTGTTGTCATTTATCCGAGCTGCTCTTGCATTTTGACTATGAGTCGACCAAGGGCCTCTGCCATCAATGGCGGAACTGCATTGCCGACTTGAGTATACCGCGGGCATTCAAGCTTTCTCCTTGCACCACCAGTAGTATACTTCCCCAAAAACTCAAACCAATCGGGGAAGGACTGCAGGCGAGCGCATTCTCTTACGGTCAAGATACGCGGCTCACTGTAGTGTAACAAATCATCTGGCAAGGTTGTGACAGTCTTTGAAAGTTCGTCCGGATGAAGAGGAGTAAAACACTGCTTGCGAATGCCGTGTTTTTCTCGAAAGTCACGTGGAAGGGACTTTCCCTTGGGGCACGTTTCCAAAATATCCTTGAAACGTTTAACAGTGTTAATTTTGTGTCGAGCAAGTCGTAGACTATTCGCAGGCTTACCCTTCCCGGCCCCCTTCTTCATCAGTCGTTGGAATTCTGAGAGAGCCTCCGGCTTGTAAACGATCTCCTGAAACCCCTTTGTGTCACTGCTTTCACGCACGCCGGAAGTTCTGATCTCGAGATCGGAAATTGCTTCTTTTACAGTGATGTCGTGACCATTCAGTTTTTTTAGCTTTCGGAAATCCTTCGCATGCATGTCAATCCTCTCGAGAGGATCGAAGGATGCGATACCTTTGGTCAAGAGATCGTTGCGAACAGCTAGCAAAATGAACCTTGGTCTCGGTTGTGGAACACCGAACATCGAGGCATTTAGTATCTTCGAAAATGTTTTATAGCCACCCCAGTTTAGTTTTTCTAACTGCTGTATGACTTGGTCCGAGTGCGAAGGGCTCGCTGAGTTATTGAAACGCGCTGTGAAACCTTTCACATTTTCAAAAACCAAGAACCGCGGTCTAATAATATCTACAATCTGCAAATATTCATTTTTAAGTTGGTTTCTAGGATCGTCCTCTTGCCGTCTCCCAGCAAAAGAAAAGCCCTGACATGGTGGTCCTCCAGCAATCAGATCTATCTTTCCACGAAGAGACTCAAGTTCCGCGCTAAAGGAGGTAAGAAGGTCAGATGTACTCATCGCATGTTGAGGAAGCCATTCTGGCCAATCAAACCGCAGTGTCGGTTTTCGATTGAAGTTGTGGGTCAGCGTCTCAAATGCGTCTTCATTCTTTTCGACCGCAAAAACGCCCTTCCAGCCAGCATTCGATAGTCCGAGAGATAAGCCTCCGCAGCCAGCAAAAAGATCGATGAAACGCATGTCTGGATATTCGTTTTTGTCCACCATAATGAAGTTTTTTTCATGTGCTAGGGTTTCAGGATGAACCAAACAAGACCATGTTTTCTATGGGCGCTACTGGCCAGTCCAGTGAGATGCGGAACTTTGGGTGGCGCTCTGGAAGCCCGCAGTGTGCTGGTGCTGATCACCCTGCTCTTACTAGTCTCTGCAAAGCTCGCTCTATGCATATAGCGGGTACGCTTGTCAAACACAGCGAATTTCCGCCTTCCACTCGTGCCTTTCCGGAAGCTCTGTTGCTACAGGGGCACGGACGATATCAGTTGTGGCTGTCACCAAACCATCCACTCCAACACCTCAGCCAAAGCCTGCCGCAACGCACCAGAGGTCTGCCCCTGCACACTCCACCCATGCGCCCGCAACACTGCGCTGATCGGCTTGTCCTCTAGGCACACCATATCCACCAGCCGCCGATCCGTGATGTTTACGCGTGAACCGCGTTTGGACGGGCGGATCTTGCGCACTGCCATCGCTGTGCCTGTGCCGATACGCCTGCGGATGCGTTCGATTTCTTGGCGATCTCGCAGAACCGCATCAATAAAGCTGCCACTGCCACCACCGCCGCTGCGGAGTGCCTCAACAGATGAACACCGGACACCGGCACAAGCGTGACGCTCCACCAGATCCCGGTAATACCGTCCTGCGGCCACCTGTTCGCGGGTGAAAGGTGCGGGCTTGCCGTTGCTGGCCGCCTTTGCTGTCATCACGTCGAAGACATCCGCCCGCTGCATGGCCGATCGGCCACGATAACCCGAAGGGCGGGCGACCCAGTCGTCTTTGCCGTCAGGAAACAGGCTCATGGGCTGGAAGACACGAATGGCACCCCGGGCAGGGGCCTCAGGGATCGCATCACCGCAGACCTCTGGCACATAACCCTGTGCTTTCACCGCCTCGATGCGATCTGCCTCCGCCTTCAGGCGCAGCTGGCGCGCCGCCATGAACTTTGCCACCGGGGTCAGATCCGCCACGCCATCAGAGGCGACAATCACAACATGCTCGCTCATGCCGCTGCACCCCGCTGCGCCTGGTCTGCGATCTCCCGGCATTTCTGCAGCGCATCAGACCGGCGGGCACGAAAGCGCGCATCCTCCATCGACAACCGATCCCCACGACCAACGCGCATCTCAATATCCGCCATCCGGCGCACCGCGCCATCCGCCTCATTGCGGATCTGTGTAACGGTGTAACGACCCGGCCATTCCCGCGCCCCGCGCAGATAGCGCAGCAACTCCGGAGCCCAGCCCCCGACCATCGCCTCTTGCCCGAGCGCATGCCCGAAGACCTTGAGCATCAGCGGCGATGGCCCGCTTTCCGGCGGTTGGATTTCCCGTGCCTTGTTCAAGATCTTCAGCCCAATCGGAAACCTGTCCTTATCCTTGCCGCCGGGGTGTGCCTCAACCCAATCTCTCAGCACTGCGATGCTGGCGGGTGTCATATACGCCAGTTTCTGGCGTAGCTCGCCCAGCATCACCGCAAACTGCGCCTTGGTCAGCGTCGAGGGCCGCGCCAGCCCCAACGCCTCCAGCGGTGTAATCAACAAATCCTGCACCCGCGCCTCACCGGCGGCCTGTTCTTTCGCATCCATTCCTGCACCTCTTTTTCTCAGTGTTCCGACATATCCACAGGCTGTTCGGCCCGAGTGGGAGCGGAACGAAATCTCATTTCATATTCTCTCATTTCATTTCCTCTCCTATGTCTGGAACTGTTCCATTCTGTTCGGAACTGTTCTGGTATGTTCCGTTCTGTTCCGCCCACAGGTGGCCGGATTTCTTCAATGATTTCAGGGAGCGCGGCGCGAGCGGCCCACAATGCCCTCAGAGACGGCCTCTTTGAGGGCACGTCCGATGGAGGCTTGGAACTGCGGCATGCGCCGCTGACCGGGGTGGTGTTTGAGCAGCCAGTCATCCACCCAAGCCACGGCCAGTTCATCGGAACACAGATCTTCGCTGCAGCCGATGTCGCGAAGAACCTCGATCAGCCGTTTGCGCCGCGCATAGACCGCCTTGTCTTCATTGCTGGCCTTGTGCTCCAGATGACCGCGCAGCGCGGCCTCCATCACCTCTTGCACCACCGGATGCGCCAGGCGGATCTCGCCATTGTCGCAGCGCACCGGGTGCCAGTTATAGAGCGGGTTAAACGCCCGCTCCTTCAGCGAGATCCAACGCTCCAGCGGCAAACCCAGCAGAAAGGCCAAACTGTCGTCATCGCTGGGCAAGGTCCCCAAGGGGGCCTCACCATGCGACTTGAAGAACAGCTCCATGCCGAAAAAGCCGACTTCCGGATCACGGTAGGCCTTGCGCCGAAAGTCGCTGCGGTCATAGCGATCATGATTGAATGGCATGAAGTAATGCGAGTCCAACCGGCTTTCTGTCGAGATCGGGTATTCTGGCAGATCATCGGTAGAAACCGGGCGCAATCCAGCAGCACTCAACATCAGGCTGCCTCCCCGAACAGTGCCGACAGTTCGCTATCCAGCGCCTCGATCATCTGCGGACTGTCATCCACCGCTCTGCGCGGTGCCATCTTGCGATAGGACCCGGCCCAGCCGCGATAGCGGCACACCTGAGAACAGGTGCGCATCGAGGCCTCGGTAAATTCGGCCATATCCCGCAGGGTGCATTCTCCGGCACTGTCCTGGATCAGCCACCAGATCTGAAAGGCAATCCGTTCGATCCGGGGTGAGGAATTCTGCGCCATCATGCGGCCCTCGCCAATTGATCCTGAAAGAACGCCGCCGCGCCGGGATCGGTGAGGATCATCAGCAGGGCGGTATGGCTGGCGGGCGCAGTGACCGCGCCCCACCAGTTGAGCGCGGTCTGAAACGACACATCGCAAAACAGCGCCACCTCGCGCGGGCTGTGGAACCGCGCATGGAAGTAGGCCGACCAAAGGTCAGGCGCGCTGACCTTCAGCGCATAAGGGTCAAACTGATTTGACCAAGACGCTTGGTCAGCTGACGTGCCAGGCTGGTCGCATGGCACATCATTGTTCACGATCAGGGTTAGACGCGGGCGGCTCATGCGGCGGCGCCCTTTGTATCCCTGGGTTGACCTTCGCCAAGTGCGAGGAAGGTGAAGAGGCTGCGCGAGGGCATCGCGACGCCTTTTTGTCCAGCCAAACGGCAGAGTGCATCATACCATGCGGCAGGCAGCTTGCCCGCTTGCATGTGGGTATGCACGGTGGTCGCACCCTTTCCGAGATGGGACGCAACAGAGCGGTATCCGCCCAGGGCGGTGATGAAGTCACGAGTATCCATACACGCAACAGTAATACGATATTTTCGCACTATCAATGATGCATTCGTTTGTTGATGCGAAATTTCCGTACTTCAGCGAGTACATAGGCATGGATTACCTAGAGATCGAAAAACGATGCCTTCGCGGCGACACCTCCCCGGAAGCCATTCACAGACGTTTGGTCGCCGCCCGAAGAATGACCGGGCTGTCTCAAAAAGAACTCGCAGCTAAGGCTGGGATTAAGTACACGACCTTTCGCTCCCAAGAGCAATCAGGCTCACCATCGGTGCGCCTGATGACTTATTTTCTTGGCGCCTTTCAGGTCGACTATAATTTCATTCTCGGTGGAGATCCTGCGCGGCTGCCCGGCGACGTTCTTCAAGAGATAGTGAAGCACTTCGACTGACGCGCCACCAAACTAAGGGCGCGAAGACCCAATTCAAATTAACACCAAGCGGCAGGAGCAGCTTAGCAACTAGCCTGTACAACATTCGATTCCCGTTTTTGTTCCCTATTTGTACTCATTCGAGCGGCTAGGGCAAGGCGATTGAGCTCACGTAATGTGCGATAAATTCGTATTTACGTATTGACCGATACGAAATAACCGTATTTACCTAAGCGCATCAACCGATGGAGGATTGAATGCAAGACAGACTGGAAACCGTGCTGCGGGACGCGCAGCAGATCGCGGGCTCGCCCGAGGAACACCTCGACAGCCCGCACCTGTTCACAACAGCATGGGCAACTCTGAAGGCCGCGCGCGGTCAGGGCTTTGACCCGGCTCGCCTGCGGGCTGCGCATCTGGTTGAGCGCCCGGCGCCGACGCCAGAGCCGACCGAGCAAGTCCTAGAGCGTGTCGGCCACAAAGTGCGCCGCGTCATGGCGGATCGCCAGATCACCCCGCACGGCCCTCATGCGGCGTAAGGCGAGGCGCACCCGCAATGACAAACCCTATCTCTCAAGGTTCCGCACCCATGGCGGACGCCCCCCACGGGCTCCGCCCGTCTGAGGTCAGTGAAAACCTGCGCCGCGTTGGAGGATTGCGCGGCTCAGCAAACACCGAGGTTTCGCACCGCTCCTGCGGTGCGGATCTGGCGCGGGCGGATCAATCCTCCAAATTGCCCACCGCCCGCGCATCATCCACTGAGATCAACACCCTTGCGCTCTATGCCGCGGCGGAGACGCTCCGGGCGACACCAATGCATCAGAGGTCCGAACAATTCTCAGACCTCGGCGGGCGCATCACTGCGCGAATGTCAGATGCATGGGTCTATGACGAGACGCTCTGGCTTGTGGATCTGATGGGCATTCAAGGCACTGGCACATCCCGCCAAAGCGCGCTGAGCGATTGGATCAAGACCGCCTCTGCGCGCGTACCCCGCCGCGCCAGCGATGGCCGCCCGGATTGCCCCCACAATGGCCAATCCCTAGCGCCTGCAACGCGCTGACCACCACTCACGATACAAACCCAAAGACATGATTGCTCCCGCAGCAATGAAGGATAGCATATGACCCAACAACTCATCGCGGTTGATGCTGGCGCGCTCAGTGACCTCATTGATCGCCTCACCAAGATCGAAAAGATCCTTTCAGCAGCGGAATTGTCGCGTCGAGAAGATTGGCTTTCCATTCCGGAGGCTGCGCGCATCTTGAAATGCGACCCGTCCACCATCCGGCGCAAAATCAATAGTGGAGAACTGAAAGCCAGCGGAAGCGGCAAGACCCGCCGGGTACAGCTTAGCTAATTAAACAGTTGCTTTGACACTTGCGAGAGTCCGGTCGAAGCCGACTAAAGCCTGAAGCTCCAATTGAATATGAGTACCCGATTTATCGGACACAATTGGTGTCGGAACGTCATAGTGCCATGTCTTCACTCTGTTTTTCGAATCTCGGCGTTTTTTGGGCTTTTCAAATATTCTACCGTACCTGCGTGGAGAAATTCCGATAAAATGCTCAACCACAACTTTGCCACTATCTGTTTTGCTCTTGGACAGTGCATCACCGCTTAGCTCGAACGCTTTACTCTTGGTGTAGGGTTCAATATAAACAATTCTCTTTATTCCAGCTGCAACAAGGTGTTTGGCACAGTTGTGACATGGAAATGTGGTAACGTATATAGTTGCCCCAAGGGTTGACCTCCCAAGACGAGCAGCGTCCGAAAGTGCAGTCATTTCAGCATGTGTAATTCTTCCAAACTCTGTGATATCTGAAACAAATGCATTTTTTAGAATATCTTCTAGGGCTGGGTCTTTAAGTATTAAGTCGGGATCAAGTCCTAGTTTTTCAATTTTTGAAAGTGCGTGAATGAAATCATGGATAAGCCTAGTCGTCTCAAGCTTATTTGGTTCAACGCCTCTTTCGATGTCCCTTTGAGGGTCGGTATCGTCTTCCCAATAATTTCCTCCAAGAGGCTTGGGGACTTCGTTGCACCCCAAAGTGATTACATCGCCTTCGGGGGACATAATGGCTGCTCCAACTTGCCGACTTAGATCCAGCGTTCTTAAAGAAGCTGTCTTCGCGAGGTGGCTACCCAATTCATCTTTGCTAGGGCTGATGAAGTTAGACCCGAAGAAAGCTTCTATGAACCTAGATATCTGTTCCGAAATGTCTTTTTTGTTTCCCCCTACGAATACATCGCCGCCGTGATAGATATTTACTATCCCTTGGCCGTGCTTGATGTTTTGTTCTTCGCGATCTCGATCGATCAACTCCTGAGCTCTACGCTCACGTTCTGCCTGGCTGAGCTCAGGATTTTCCCTAGCAACGATGCTAAGAACAGACTGCTTCTGTTCTTCTTCGCTAACTGATATCGATATTTGGACAAATTTTTCCCCGTAAACCTTCGAGAGCAGTGCAGCTTCCTGCTCTCGTTTCAGTTGTCTGATCACGTAAGCAGTCTTCCCGTCTTGGAAGTCCTTAGCTTGCTTTCCCTTCAAGCCGCGAGCGATATTTGATCTAAGTCTTTTCGCAGCAATCATCGCAATGGAGAGTCGAGCCAGAAAGTCAGTCGTGCCTGACGCAGCAACGACCTCGTTCATTAGATCCATTTTTCCCGAGAAAGTGTCCAGTCGCTCCAGCTTTATTCCAGGTATGACTGATGACAAATCGCGGGTTAAGTGCACATCTTCAAACTTGTACCCGACCTTTCGCAGCTCAGCTTGCAATGCCTCTTGTACGGCCTCGATGTTACTTCCCAGAGGACCAACCAAGCCAAAAACAAGCTCTGGCTCAATCGCTGGCATGACACTTCCGTCGGCGTACTCTTCCGAGGCAACTTCTTTCTGAGACATTGATTTGAGCGACTTTCTGCTGACCTTGATCCTTATTTTATTTGGACAAAGCGGGTTGCTTTGGTCAAGGTGTAAGCGATACTAGCGAGGCTACCATAGCCACAGGGAGATCCAGATGCCTAAAACTACAGGTCGCGTTACGCCGTCGCCGCAGGCAGGAGACACTAGCATGGAAAACACGGTGGAGCAGATCGTAGCCAGGTCGAACCGCCGGGCCGAACTTCAGCCTGAGAGTGTGCGGACGGCTATGGAAAGTTACCTAGCGCCGGAAGATAATGACACTAAGCCATGGGAAACATGGCTTTGAAGTCGCAAACCTAGAAAATCTCCTCGCGCAAGCTAGGGGCTTTTGGGGTCAAAGACCTCTTTTTGATGTGTGAAGTGGTCCCCTGAAAAGTCCGTAGTTTGAAGTTAGCATGTTCTCCAAACATGGAGGCAGACGATGCAGGCAAACCGATTCAGCAAAGAGCAGGTCATTGGCATCCTGAAGGAACACCAAGCTTCGGTAAGCCGAAATAGTAGGAACTACCCGGCCACCTAAGCGTAGCCAGTGCAGTGTACCCCTAGTTAACATCGCGCTTGGGCCTTGACTTTTACTCTGGGCCCCGTTACGAGATTAATCAAGGGTACAGTAGTTCCCAACGATATAGACGGGCTAAGCATTCGGTGCTGCCCTATATTTTCAGAGGCCGCTGTTCAGGAGACGCGTTGTTGCGGTTCCTGCGGCGGCCTCAATAGCTACATCAACCTTCCTATCTGCGTAACCCCAAAAGCCTCCAAACCAGCGGCGCAGAATGCCTGGCTTTACCAGCTGTTCGATTTCGGTCGCGAGTTGCGTGGGGTTTAAATCTGTACGCCGAAGTATTTCGGACATCTCATGGCAAGCCAATTCGTCAGCCCGGTCGTCTTCCGTGGGCTCTAAGCTCGATAGTCGTTCTAGTAGAGCTTGTATCGCTGGCTCGAGAGATGTTGGTCCTGAGATATTTCCAGCCGTCACCTGTCGAAGATAAAATGAGTGTGCGTAGGCAAGTACCCGAATTTGTGTATAAAATAGACGTGCCAAGCGCTCCCTCGCCGTCTCCTCCGAAAGCGAAGCAATAGAAGGAATCACGGCTACATCGAAGCTCTGGCCCTGTATGCCGGATCTGGTGAGAAAGAGCTCAAGGTCATCGTTCCGGAACAGCTTACGTAGCTGCTTCTCCAGCGTTAGTTTTGTTTCTCGACCAGATCGAACGAAGATGAATGGCGTGCCAACGCCGACATACTTGGAACCGACGGTTTCAATATCGAAAGTGTTGAGATCCTTAGTTTTCGTACTGCTCAGGAGCCAGGCATCCCGAAGTGCCTGCGTTGCGCCGGAAAAGGGCTGATTTATTTCCCGGTTATCAAGTAACTTAACCTGTATGCCGTTTTGCAACATCTGTGCCGCAATCTCTGAAGCACTGTACTCAACTCTGCCTTCGGTCCGAGCTATATCATAAATGGAGTCTTCGTTTAGGCGAAAGCCAAGCTCGAAGCGGCCAGCCATACTCCCGTCGAAATAGAAGCGTCGGTATATGGGATATGCCAGAATGGAGCGCTGCAATCTTGGGACTGGCTGCAGAAAATACTGTGACGGATACTTAAGCGCATTGTCACAGTCGGCGTAGTAGTTTTCTCCGGCATAACCCGCACCCGACTTCGTCCTTGTGTGAATTTTTCCGAAACCACGAGCGAATTCGGCAATTGGATCCGCTCGCCCCCATGCTGGCCGTTCTAATCGTCCGGCGCAATCGCGGTGCAAGCTTCGAAAATCGGCGATCGGGAATATTATGGAAAAATACATGGTGCCTCTACTCCACCCGTTTTCACTAGTTGAAGCAGATTGCTACACCAACGTCCACTGGGTGCGAACTGCTAACTCCATGCCAGCGCGCAACACTGCTGCTGAAGAGTGCGCCCTCGGCGAATGCCAGAAATACTAGCTGCGGACGTGGAGTCTAGGTTTCCTGCCAGATGCCGGCTTTGGACGGGTCCGGTCGGAACTAGTTCCCGATCACCCTGACTTTGCAAAGGACGCTTTTGCGCTTAGCTGGCCTTTGAGTGGGGCGCAATATATGGGCGGATGCGTACTCAGCCAGTACTCGTCGTTATCTGGATTACCAATCGGCATGTACACAGATGCCTACTGCATGTGACCACAACCGATGGCCTCCCACAATCAATGACCGAAGAAACAACCGTCGGTCATTGATCAAGCCGCTTCGCAAGGTCTTCGGCGCTCTCGTTGTAGTACGTCAGCAGTTGGTTTACATTGCGATGACCAACCATCCGCGCCAAATCCATCACATCGAGTTTCTTGGCGAGCATCGTGATCGCCCAATGTCGTGAGTCGTGAAACGTTAGCCCCTCAACCGCAGCCCGATCCCTCACCTTGCGCCACAGAACATCTAACTGCCGCGAATCCAGTGCGAACACGGGATCAGATTCTGGTAAACTCCCCAGCATCTCCACGGCGCGGCGTGAAAGCGGAACCTGGCGTGAGGTTCCGTTCTTGGTCATGGGCAGATCCACAACCCGGCGTTCAAGGTCAATATGCTCCCACTTCATGCCGACGATTTCCCCAGCGCGCATCGCAGTTTCTCCAGCAAACAAGAATGCATGAAACGCGCGCGCCGTCGCATTTTTGAGGTCATTGCCTGCGGAGAGCTCAAGCCGTTCCAGCTCCGCGTTCGTCGGCAAGCGATCCCGCGCAGCTGACTCTTGCGGCTTGCGCACATCGGTCAGAGGTGAATCTCCCATCAATCCCCACTCCCGCCGAGCCACGGAGAACACAGACCCCATGAGGGTCATTTCTCTCCGAACTGTCGAGGGCGCCACCTTTTGCAACCGGGCGTCACGCCACGCGGCGAAATCTGCAGGCGAGAGTTTGGAGAGGCTCTTATCGCCAAGATCAGATTGACCCCATCGGCTCAAGCGGAGCGCTTCCCACTTATAGCCGCGCTTCTTCGAGCTCACCTCACGGGAATACCGCTCAAAGAGATCACGCAGCCTCATCTTGGCGGAGATTTTCGACCCGTTCAGGATCTCATATTCCTTGCGGCTGGCCCAGTCTTGAGCTTCTCTCTTTGAGGGAAAGACCTTGCTGGCACGAACACCTGCCCGCGCTACTTCAGCTCGCCACCCTGTCTTAGTTTTGCGAAACGTCGCCATGAATTACGCACCACGCTCTAAATGCGGAAAATATGCGTAACAACATGCGCATTTTTACGCTTCATAGGCAAGCGGCAGTCGCGCAATCATACGAATAACCCATATTTTGCGGATATTTGGGTGATCTTGACCACCATCAAAAGAGTGGCTGGTGCCTCAAGAGGGACTCGAACCCCCGACCTTGTCCTTACGAAGGACCTGCTCTACCAGCTGAGCTATTGAGGCGAAGCGAAAGCTGATCTACCCGCTGCCCGCAGATCAATCAAGATGAAATCGATGCCTGAGCCACCATCGAGGCTGAATGCACAAAAGGGAGATGTGCTCGTGCGCCAAGGGCAAGGTTGGTGGTCCGCAGTTGAATCTCCAACTCTGTTCACCTGTGGATCTGAAGAAAGGGGCAAGCCATAGCCTGTTGCTCTCGATCAGCATGCGTAGTTGAGGAGCGCTTTGCGGTTTTTTTGTGCCGCTCGATCAAATTTTTCTGCTGGCTGCCACAGGGAATTGATCGAGCAGGTTTTGGAATCTCAGAAAATGTTGTCAAGCCGGGAAACAACGCGTCGATCTCGACGCGGGCGGCTTCATCCAACAGATGTACGGCCATTGGCCCGCAATAGAAGCTCTCTGTCGGCGTCCCGTCTGCAAAGATCACTTCGTGTTGAGCCATCACAAAATGTAAATATGTAACCGGGTCATCACTGTCTTGCACAAAAATTCCAGGAAGCGCCGTCAACCGTTTGGCGGACACAAGAATGTTCTCTCTGCTGCACATGCGCTTGGCAATGGGGGAGATGGTCAAGAAACGATGCTGAGGTGAGACGAGCAGGTCGCGTGTTGGTTGACCCAATCGCCGTTCTGTCGAGGATGATGACCCTTGCAGAAATCTGGGAATGGCGGGATCAGGGCACCAACCCATGCCGATATGTAACCCGCCATCGTGAAGGTAAGCGTGAGCGTTACTTGTCAACTGAGGAACTGGAAAGACTCGGTGCCGCTCTGACAAACCTTGTCGACTTGGGGCTTCTTTGGCCTGATATGGCGAACCTGTTTCGCTTGCTGTTGCTTGTGGGCGCACGGCGCAGTGAAATCTCAAACTGCGAATGGAACTGGATTGATTGGGAACGCCGTATCATCGCTCTTCCCGACAGCAAGACAGGCGCAAAGCCGCTGTTCCTTAGCAATGAAGCCATCACAGTCCTGCAAAACCAGAAGATCACGACACGGCACCAATCGTCCAAATTTGTGTTTCCGGGTGCAAAAGCTGATAAAGCTATTGTCAACCTGTCTAAGCCTTGGAAGCTGATCTGCGAAGAGGCGGAGCTTGAGAACTTACGCATTCATGACTTGCGTCACACAGCGGCAAGCATTGCCGTTGGCCAAAGGCGTTGCGCTTCCCATCATTGGGCGCTTGCTAGGACACACACAAACGCAAACAACAGCGCGCTATGCGCATGTTGA